ATACGAGCGACTGTGGCCTTTATCTCGTTACTGTGGTCGGTAATGCCACTACGCCATGGAAGCTGACTCCATCGACTAACCAGCCGGCGACTGATATGCCTGTCTACATCTACTGCGGTGCGGGTCAGACGCCCGGCACACAGGACAAGCAGACGTGGATACTAGCGAGGGCTGCTGGCTCAGCTTCGCCGTATGAGTCGCTGAGTCCTACGGTGATGCCGGGTGCAAGAGTGACGCTGAGCACCCCGCAGGCGATAGCGACAGGTGCTACTCCTGTACAAATTCTCTTTGACACGGTGATCTTTGCGCAGGCGGGCGCTGTCCGTGCTAGTGGCGGCGTGCAAGTGCCTTCGGCGGGGCTCTATCAAGTCGACGCTAATGTATTGCTCAACGTCAATGCGCCAACGGGCCGTATTGACTTCGGCGTTTACAACGTGACTCAGAACCCCTCGCCAACTGATGTTGGGGCTGTCTGTGCAGGCGCCGTAGTCTTCAACCACGCCGCTGGTCTATATCAGAGCATTGTAGCTAGCGCTGTTATCCAGGCCAACGCCAACGACGTCATCGGCGGCATGGTGGGCAATCAAAGTGGGGCCCCCGGTGTCTCGGGCGGCATCTACGGCGGCTCGAACTGGACGTCGCTGAGCGTGGTGAAAGTGAGCACATGAAACTCGCAGCTGAACCAGAAGAAGTAGAGATTGAGCTTGACTACAAGCCCAGTCCCAAGCAGCGTGAGTTTCATGGCATGGCGAAGAAGTACAGATTCTTCGTCGGCGGATGGGGCAATGGCAAAACTGACGCTGGGTGTGCTGAGGCCTTGATGCTTGCTCTTGAGTACCCTGGGTGTACCGGACTAATCGCTAGGCGCACACGTCCTGAGTTGAAGGCGACCACGCAGAAGCAGTTCTTCGAGGGCGGCGGTGGTCCTAAGGGCTCGTGGCCCGGGTGTCCTCAGGAGCTGATCAGGCGGTTCCACAAAACCGAGGGCAAGCTCACACTCATCAACAACTCCAGCATACACTTCTGGCCCCTGGACGAGCCTGAGAAGCTGTCTAACCTGAACTTGTCGTGGTTCCTGATCGACCAGGCTGAAGAAGTGCCTGAAGAGATGTTCCAGATGCTGTATGGACGTTTGCGTGAGCAGATTGGCCCGCGCGTGGGCATGTGCCTCGCTAACCCCAACGGGCACGACTGGATATGGCGACGCAACATCTTCCTGAAGCAAGGCGGGGCGTACAAGGACCACGGCATGATCCACGCTACCACCTACGACAACCCTAATCTGCCCTCTGACTACATAGAGTCGTTGAGCCACATGCCCGAGGCGTGGATAAAGAGATTCGTCGAGGGGAGCTTCGACGTCTTTTCTGGTCAGATATGGCCTGAGTTTGATCCTGACGTTCACACCATACGGCCGTTTCCGATACCTGACAACTGGGACATCATCGAGGGCATTGACCACGGCCGCCGTAATCCTACGTCAGTGCTATGGGCGGCATTCGACGAAGTCGGCAATTGCTTCATCATTGACGAGCACTACGAAGCAGGCAAGCTCGTGGGACATCACGCCACTAAGATCCATGAGAAGCGGGCGTTTTATCGGCATCCTGTCTACACTGTGATCGACGCCTCAGCGAGTCACAAGGACCCCAACACGGGGCGCTCAGTGATTGACGAGTATTGGGACTACGGCATTATCACTATCCCCTCAGACCGACACGTTCCCGCCCGCATCAACCGTGTGGCTGAGTGGTTGATGATGAATAGAGATTGGCCGCACCCAGTAACGGGGGAGACAGCTGACGCTGGGTGGCCGAAGCTGTATATCTTCAAGAACTGTGTCAATCTGGTCGAGCACATCCAGCAGTATCAGTGGAAAAAGAAGCCACCAATGAAGGAAGAGGATGCTAAGGAGCAACCCCTAGAGAAAGACGACCATGACGTTGATGCTCTGGGGTATATACTTATGACTAGGCCTCATCCTGCTTCCCCGATGGTGCACATAAACGAGGATATGAGTCCTGCTGCCCAGTACTGGCGTCGTGTGCGTGCGCGTATGGACAGGGGAAGCTCAGAACGAGGACATTCAATGCTTGGTTCGGAGGTATAAGTGCCCTGGAAGAGATTGAACGGTATGCCCGAGACGCCCCAATGCTGTGTCGCCTGTGGGGGCAATCCCGCTGACTTCGAAGGCAACCAGCGCCAAGCGCTGTGGGCCGAAGGGGTAGACATAGACTGGGGTGGCATGTTGTATCTGTGCTGGGACTGCGGAGAAATAGTGGCTGACCTAGTGGGACGTGCTACGAGGGGAGGCTTCGACGATCTCACTAAGAAATATGAAGTCCTTCTCGAGGAGTACACCGAGCTAGTAGAAGAGCACGAGAAGCTGTTGGGGGAGGTCACTCGTGTCAAGGAGGGTGCAGCTGCAAGTCGGAGAATTCGAGAGCGCACAGCGCGGTAAGGTGTAACTCATGCCACAACAAGCCTATGTCCGTTGGTTGCAGGGATCGAGCTATGCAGCTCCAGCTACTGCCAACGGCAATGGCGTCCTAGGTGAAGTCTCGGGTGTAACTGGAGCCATCATGGCGGAGGTAGTGGAGTCCGCGGGGGGCACTGCTACGCTCAATCTCGAGGGCGCCCTAGATGCTAACTTCACCAACGCCTATCTATTGGGCTACCAACCGGTCAACGGTCAGTCGGCGCTCGCCCGTGCAGCTGTAGCTCTATCTGTGACAGCTAACCTGAAGGCCGTCTACCAGATTCTAGACCCGTACCCCTTCATCAGAGCCCGTATATCAGCTATCGCTGGTGGAGCTCTCATCGTAGTTCGCCTCTATTACGTGGCCAACTGATGGTAACAGCGCTAGACAAATTGAAGGCCAAGCTGGGTAAGGGGCTCAAGAAATGAGCTACGCACTTGTAGCCGTAATCGTCGTCCAAGCACTCATATTTTTTTATGCAGTGGTCCTACTAAATACACGCGCGCGCGAGGAGCGTGCGTCCCTGGAAGACAGACTGATGGCCCTGACGAACATGGATTCGCTGATTCTTCACAAGGCCCACGAGACCCCCTCACCCGGTGAAGTGAGCTACGTGGATGAAAATCGCGAGTGGGAGCTTTCCCCGGGGGGTGGCGGTCTTGGCGAGTAACGGTAGACTTCAAAGAGCCGCTATCGGCCCTATCAAAAAGTCCAAGCAGGGCTCCCTCCATTCAGCACTGAAGATCCCCTCGAGCCAGAAGATCCCTGTGTCCACTATCAATCAGCGCCTCGCGGGCAATCCTAGTGAGGCGATGCGCAAGAAGCTCCAGTTCGCGAAGAATGCGAGATCGTGGGGTAAGTAGTGCCCGCACAAAGCCAACAGCAACGTAAGTACTTGTATGCCACGAAGGGTCCAGCGTGGGTAAAACGCCACCACTTCGACAATCCCGGGAAGCTGCCTGAGTACAAGAACAAAGTTCACGAGGCAGCGGTAGCCCACATGAAACGGAGGAAGTGATGTGTGCTCAAATAGACCCCAGACTTTTGCTGCAGGCTGCTATGAATTCTCAGCCCGGAGCGGCCACAGGCGCCCCTACGGGAGCCGCCCCCCAGGCTGCTGGCGTCACCCCGCAAATGGGTGCGCCCACTGATGCGACACCCACGGGGAGCGCCGCTGCGGCTCCTACCGGCGCCCAAACAGCTGCCCCCCAGGGTACCGGCGGCATGTCGAACGTTGACCTCGCTCAAATGGTGGGGTCGGGCACAGAGCTTTCACAGGACCCCGCGGCGATACAGCAGATGGTGCAAATACTACAGGATCCCGGCACGCCGCCTGACCAGCGAGCGGCAATTCAAATGAGACTCCAGCTGGCGGCACTTCAGTCCATCGCTGGCGGACCTTCTGGGGCTGCCGGGACCCCGCAAAGTTGATGGATGACTCATGGCATCCGTCAAACGGGGTTGAGCGCTCCGCGGGGAGTCCTCGCCTTCGCGTTGAGCGCCCCCCCGATCTTGAGAGGTAGATATGGCAATAGCAGATAATGACCCACAAACCCTGCCACCCCCAAGGAGCGAGGATGACAAGAAGCTGTACGGATGGGCTATGGCCCTCTACAAAGAAGGCTTGGGCCGTCGGCGTCACTGGGAGGGGATATGGTGGGAGTCAATCGCAGTCTACATGGGAGATCTGTGGGTTGAGTGGGATATTCACAAAAGACGGCTTGTTGAACCTGTCAGACGGCCTGACCATAGGGTCAGGGTTCCGATCAACCTCGCCCAGCCGGTCGTCAGGACTGAACTTGCGAAACTGACCAAGAACCGGCCGATCATCGACGTTCTAGCCCGTTCGTCCGACCAGAGTGACTTGAACTCAGCGAAGGTCGGCGATAAGGTCATGAACAACTACGTGGAAAGTGCGTTCCACATGGCGCGCGTGCGACGGCGTATGTTGGTCTGGGCGCTTACGTGCGGGATCGGTGGCATCATCGTCGACTACGACAAAACGAAGCTGGGCGAGATAGAGGTTCTGTGCGACCAAGGGGGCAACCCCATCTTCGACCCCCAGGTGATCGAGGCTTACAAGCAGCAACTGGACTCAGATGGTGTCAAGCCCAACTACAAGAGAATCCCCCAGGGGGAACTCATCATCAAGCAGGTGTCCCCGTTTCAGATCATATGGGACTTCAGTCAAATGTTCATCGAGGACGCTGGGTGGTGCATCTACACTGACACCTACGACATCGATGAAGTCTACCGCCGATGGGGCGTCCATGTGAGCCCTGACCCCCATGCCATCCCGGGTATCATCGAGCAGCGGCTGATGGGTAGGTTTGACTACACCGGCAAGCTGGCGACACGCCCTGTCCACGTGCAGAAGCTGTCGGAGATACATCAAATGTGGATCAAGCCGGGGCACCCGAAGTTCCCCGACGGCCTGTGTCTAGTCTTCAACAAAGATGGCATCCTAGACAAGACGGCGTTCGAGTACAGTCACGGTGAGCTCCCAGTTCACATGATGGGTCACGTTCCGTTCCCTATGGGCCCGTACGCTATGTCTGTGATCCCCCAGATCAAGGGCGCTGTGCTCGAGCTGTCCAAGACTGAGTCGCAGATGATGGAGAACAGGAATCTCATGGCGAACCCCCCGTGGCTGATTCCGAAGCAGCTTCAAATCACCAAAGAGATCCAAAACAAGCCCGGTGCTCGCATCGAGTTCAACTACATGCCGAATGTCCCTGAGCCCAAGCCCATCGAGATGCCAGAGATGCCGAAGTATGTGAGTGATCTCATCACCATTCTGAAGGAACACATTCTCGAGATCGGGGGGCAGGGTGAGACGTCTCAGGGGCGCGTGCCCCCCGGCGCCAGGTCTGGTGTCGCTATCGCCTACCTGCAGGAGGAGGATGACACCAGGCTTGGCGTCACAGTACAAGAGTTCGAGGAAACGATGGAGGGGGTGGCTAATCACATTCTCAAGGTCATCGCTGAGAAGTACACGACGCCGAGGGTAGTTCGTATTTACAAGAAGCACTCAGACGACGAGGTGTTTGACTTCTTCGGCTCAATGCTCGATGGGTGTGCAGCGGTGAACGTTCAGGCGGGGTCGGCACTACCGAGATCTAAGGCTGCCAAGCAGCAATACATCTTGGACTTGTGGGATCGTAAACTAGAGCAAGACCCACGCAAGGTAAGGCAGATGCTCGAGCTATCTGAGGGCGAGCCCGACGAGTGGGAGATTGACCTCGACCAGGCGGAACGTGAGAACCATATGCTGCAAAATGGTCAAGATCCTGGTGTCAAAGAGTGGTACAACCACCCAGCCCATCACTACGTCCACCGCAACTATATGAAAAGCGCTGACTACACTGCCCTGTCTCAGGACATCCAGGAGCTCTTCGAGCAGCACGACGAAGAGCATACCTACTACGAGCAGATGCAGATGCAGGCAGCGTCGCAACCAGCACAGCCCCAACAGGGCCAAAACGGCTCCGCACCGCAGGGCTCTAGCGTTCCCTCTAACGCTAACGGGCAGAACGTTCCTCAGGGGCCACCGAGCCAATTCACATCAGCTACATCGCCGAGAAGCCTCCTTGAGGCTCAGCCCCAGTAGCGTATAATCCCGCCCAACTCGAGAAGGGATCCCAATGCCGAAGAACAGAGACACGGAAGAGACACACGAAGAGGAGGTGTCCGAGGAAGTGCCCAAGGAGGGCAATGATTTCCTCAAAGAGGAGGCTGTAGCGGCTGAAGCTCAGTCACCCGCGGAGCCGCAGGTCGTTCCCGAACAACGACCCCAGGCTTTCATCTCCCCAACCGGCGGCGACTCCGAAGCCGGCAAGCGAGCCGCGAAGCTAAGCAAGGCGATGGGCAAGGAAGCATACGACCGTGCCAAGGTAGACCCGAAGCATCACGGAGGAGAGGGGCAACTCCCGCGTCTCTATCCCGGCCAACGGGTGCAGATCATTGGGGACCACCCCGAAGCGGGTCGTATGGCCTTCGTCCAAACGCCGATATACGAGGATGCGATCAAGGAACTGATCGGCAACTCGGGCACCAGCGAAGCTCGCCTCGTTGAGGTCGATTCCTACGTCGTGAGAACTCGCGACGGGCGCTCAGACTTGATGGTTGTACCCAGCGAGGATCTAAGGGTCCTTGAGGTCCATCAGGGGTGGGGGAGAGGCCAAATCTAATGGGTCTCACTGCACCGCCAGCTGGCGCAGACCCTACGGGTGGCATGGGTGGGGGTGGGGGCGACCCTACCCAGGGCGGCGGCGGGATGCCCGGCCCGGGTCAGAGCTCAGTACTGCTCCAGCAAGTTCAGAGCTTGTTGGCTCAGATCATGCAGAACGAGCCCGAGCCCGCTATTCAACGTGCGGTCGGCGCGATGCTGCAAATGACCAGTGATCTGGGCAAAGTTTTGGGCCAGAACGATCAACAGGATATGACGAGTGGCCTAAATACTCCGGGGGGCGCGATGGCCCCTGGAGGTGGGATCGGGGGGCCTGACCTGTCAGGCGGCACTCAGTCGTCTGAAGGTCCGGCCTCCTCCCCATCATTCGCCGGCGCACGGAAGGCAGCAATGGCGAACTTCGCAGAAAAGGGGCACTTCTCAAAATCAGGGTCCAAGGGCGAACAGCTACAGACCGCTAAAACCAAGAACCGCACAAAGGGGGGTAAGAGCTAAGGCCCACTGAGGCACAGCTCACCGACATGGAAGCATCAGTTGCCGCACCAGCTCAAGGGACGCCACCCGCTGCTCAGCCGCCGGCCAGCGGCCAAGGGTCTAGCGGGCAAGGTCAGTCTACAGGCTCCCAGCAGCAACAGGGCAGTTCCTTCAATTGGGGTCTATTCCCCAACGTCCCTGAAAATCAACGCGAGCTCCTACAACCTCACCTGACCAACGTGCTTGGCCATGTGACCCGTATGGAGCAGCAGTACGCGCCGTATAAAAGTCTCATGGATCAGGTCACTCCAGACCAAGTCCAGAACCTTCTCACGTTTCTGGGTAACTACTCAACGGACCCTGTGTCCACGTGGTTGGGACTGGCACAGTCGCTTCAGGAGGAAGGTCTGATCCAAAATCCTGAGTTCTCCGTCGATTCGATACAGGCACTCTTGAGTGCCCCAGGTCCTATGGACGGGGTGGAGATGGGAGACGTGCCGTCGTGGGCTCAGCAGATGATGACCGACCAGCAATCGGTCATGCAGTACATCAACCAGCAGCAGGAAGCTGAGAATCAGCGAGCTGCCGCTGATGAGTCCCGTCAGCAAGAAGCCCTTCTCACTGAGGCAAAGGGGACTATCAGGGAGAATTTGAAGGCATCGGGGATCCCAGACGATCTCGTATCCGATGAGCAGATAGTAGCCGCACTAATCGTCCACAAGGGCGATATTTCCACTGCGGCTCAGAGTTTCACTGGTCTGAGGGACGGGTTTCTAAAGGACTTCACGACTAATAACTCAAACGGCAGCCGTGCGCCGACAGTCAGAGGAGAAATGCCTCAGGCGCCTAAGCAAGGGCTAAACCCCCGTAGGGGCGATCCCTTCCGCGAAGCGACTGTAGGTGCTCAGCAGTTCCTCGCTCAAAGCGCCGCGGCTGAAGGCAGCTGATAAGGAGTCTCAGTGGCGCAGACTACTGCGAACGCCGACGCTATTCTCAAGGAGTACTACCTGACTCCAATCAGGGAGCAGCTCAACCAGCGTTGCGTTCTCATGTTCGCTGCCGACGACAACGAGGACTCAGGTGGAGTCCCGTCCTCGTCGGGAGCAGAAGGGTCTGGCCAGAAATACGATTGGCGCGGCTTCACTCGCGAGAGTGAGGGCGTGCAATTCGCTGGCCGCGAGTGGGTACTACCCGCTCACATGGCCCGCAACGAGGGGCTGGGAGCCATCGTCGAAGGTGGCCCCCTCCCCACCGCGGGTCAGCAGGGATGGACCGACCTCAAGGACAGGTTGCATCACAACCTCGGGTCGATTCGACTGTCTCGCTATGCAATCAAGCTAAGCGAGCGTCAGCCCGGCGTCTTCCTCCGTCTGTTGGAGGCCGAGACAAAGGGTATGGTCATGGACATTCGCAAGGATGTCAACAGGCAGGGGTTCTCTTCGCAGTCGGGAGCCCTCGCCGCGGTCACAGCTGACGGAGCGAATAGTGTCACCGTCGACTCAGTCCAGTACCTCCGGGTCAATATGGTCCTTGACCTGGTGGACTTCATCGGGGTGCCGGGTACCATCCTCGCGGCAGCCCGGATCATCACCGCGATCAACCCCTCGACTAAGGTCGTGACGTACTCCGGTGCAGACGTCACTGCCACTACAAACCACCGCTTCGTCCGAACCGGTTCTTACGGGAACGAGATCAATGGGTTGGGCAACATGATCACCAACACGGCTGGACCGGGTCCCACCTACAACGTGCTGCATGGCGTAGATGGCTCGGCGGCGGCGAACTCGTGGTGGAACTCAGCGGTCTTCGATGGCGGGGGTAACCCGTTCTCAGAAGATCAGGGCCAGCAAGTGGTCGACCGTGTCGGGGCTTCGGGTCAGGCAGAAGTCGAGCTGATCATTACGACCCGTGGTATCCGTCGCCGCTACGTCAACACCCTCAAGTCCCAGAAGAGGTTCAACGACTCTGACTCCGTCACACTGCGTGGCGGGTTCAAGGCCATCCTCTTCAACGAGATGCCGATGGTGTTCGACGACGACTGTCCGAAGGGGGCCATGTGGTTCCTCAATGCGGACGCGATGATGTGGGTCTACCTCGATGCCGGGCAAGACGGCAAGGGTGGATGGAACTGGGTGGACGACGACGGGGCAATTCTCGCCCGTGCCGTCGACCGCACGGACAACTTCGACGCCTACCTGGCGGCGGACCACGACTTCGCAACGGTCGGACGTAACAGGTTGGGCAGGATCGTCAACCTTCAGGACGACGCTGCTTCAACCTGGTCGTAGGAGGCGGCATGACTGTTGTCGCCACGCCTGTAGTACTCCCGTCGGGTAACCGTCAGTCGGCTCTCGGAGATATATGGTCGATGTTTCTCAATCTGGCCTTCTCCGGTAGTTACGTGACAGGGGGAGATGCCCTCGACCCGACTTCGCTCTTCTCCAGCGGAGTGGGTAGTATCCTATCGGTAGACGTAGCGGGAGGTGCGGGTTACGGGTTCGAGTACAACCCTACGACCAAGGTACTCAAAGTATTCAGTGCTCCCGGCACTGAGTTGGCGGCTGGAGCATACCCTGCTGCCCTGACGGGCGATACCAACGTGGTCGCCCAAGTATTCGCAAAGTAGGCCGGTATGAAACCAAAGCCCCGACAACTCTCCAAGCCTGGTCTGTCCATCGTGGATGCCAACAAGGGTAGACTCATCACCTATCAGGACGACGTCCTAGACATCAAGCGACGGATAGAGCGAGAGTGGCCGGGGCAGGTTTCTGTGTTCTTCGACGAAGATCCTAGCCAGGAGTGCTGGGTAATCGTAGAACACTGCAAGGATGGCACTGACTCAGTGATGTTCACTACGAAGTTTCTTAGCCAAGCCACGATCGACCGCATCAAGCGGGCTGACCAGGCGAGCAGTTCGTATATAGACCCCAACAAGAGATACGAGGCAATGGATCGCGAGGAGGAACGAGAGAAAGATCGCTCTATGTCTGAGGCTGTCGGCGAAGCGGGGGAACGCCTGTTCTTGGCTCTTCGTAAGGACGGAGTCATTCACGCCCCGAGAGTGTACTTCTCCGACAGCGGGGTAAGATCGAGAGGTGTGACATGAAAGTTGGGTCAATGGCAATCTCAATCGCTGATATAGCACTGCTCTGCATCGCGGTCGTAGTCGTGCTCGCCTACGCTAACGGCTGGGGCTAATGAACTTCCAGGACATGCAGAACGTTCTCATGCGGTACGGTTTCGACGAGACCGACCCCCTTGAGGAGTGGATCAACGCATCGCTGCATGAGATCGAGGGGTCCTTTGATTGGCCCTGGCTCTACGCCACCCCTGTGTCCTTGGTTGTTCCTGCTGGATCCAATACTCTCACGTTGCCTGCTGACTTTTCCAAGATCCACTCCCTCAAAGACCTAGACCATCTCGCCAAAATCAAGTATTGGAACAGGCACAAGTTCACGCGCAACATTCAGGATGAGACGGACACAGGGCTCCTGGAGGTATACACGCTGATCGGCACTAATCATCTTCAAGTATGGCGGGTGCCGATCACAGACACCAACGTCATGCTCATCTACCAAGCCCTAACGTCTGATCTCGTCAATCCCGTAGACGTGCCCACTACAACCGGCAACGTGTGGCCCACTATGCTGCACTATCCCATCGTTATGCGCGCGGCATCCTATGCGCTGCAAGCTGAGAACGAGGAGGATAGGGCCAAAACTGCTCAAGACGAGTTCGAGAAGGCTCTGATTCGCTGCATGGGCAGGTTCGGTGAAGATCAGCTCGACGAGCCCGATACGGTGGAGGATGCGCAGGGTTACGGCAGTGACATGCCCCTCCGAGGGGTAGCTGGTTGGTAATGGCTACTCTGGGCGCACCCACACTCGCTCGGCCCCCTGTAAAGCAACCTACCAGCTTTGCTAGGCCCCCGGCTGCTCGTATTAGCCCTACTGGGGGCGTCAGCCCTGCTGCTGTCACGGGGCAACTTCAGGGCAAGCTACCCGCACCGGGATCCCCGAGAATCAATCCAGGCGGTGCGGTACAAGGGCTCAGACCTGCAGCGAGACCTCCAGCTCGGCCCGTGACCCCCAGACCTGTGGCCCCTAAGCCTGTAGTCCCTAAGCCGGTAGCAGTTGCCCCTAAGCCCCCCGCGCCTGCTCCAGCACCCGTGCCTTACAACATAGGTCTCGTCCCCGCTGACGAGCAAGCGAAGGCAGCAGCTACGACTACGTATGGGCTAGATGCTTCTACCGCCCTTAGGTCATTGCAGAACCAGGCGATGACATACGGTGACCCATCGGTTATGGCGGGGCTCGGGCTAGGCACGACAGTCAACCCTAACTCTACCCTCGCGATGGCAGCGTTGAGAGCTCAAAACTCTCAGTTGGCTGCTACCAGCGCGAGGGAGCGCGCGGGCACTTTGTTTTCCAGCCTCGCTCTACAGGACAGGCAGAACATCATGGATGCCCAGCAACGAGCCCAGTTGGGGGGATGGAACACATACCAGAACGCGCTGGGCAACTTCAACTTGGCTATGACGAGGGCTCAGGCCGCCCAGCAGCAAGCCATCGACAACGCTAATCTCGACGAGCGACAGAACGCCCTGAACCAGCTGCCTACTGCTAACACCGCGGCAGGGGGCTTCCAGACAGGCACCACTAACATCCGATCTAGGGTGCCCGCCCCGTCTCCAAAAGCGCCAGCGAAGGCAAAGACTCCAACGCTCAAGGGACCCCAGGTGCCTAAGACTAAGGGTAAGCTCCCGAGCGTCGGCAGCAAGAAGGCCCCTGTGTCCAATAAACCGACAAAGCCAAGTACGGTCAAGAAAGTAACAGCGAAGAAGCCCACGACTAAGAAATCCACCACCACAGTGCCACCTAGGCTGATAAAGGCAGCGGCGACTAAATAATGGCAGCTCTAACCCCCGCACTTCCCAGAGCCAAGCAGATCCAGGCTCCCACCTCGAAGGTATCGGGTATGAAGGTGGTAGGGACTCCGCTACCGATCAACAAGCAGGGGGTGAAGCCAGGAGCTAAGCCGGTTGCAGCCGCTAAGCCCCTAGCCAGGGCTCCCGTCAAGGCCGCCCCTAAAGCCCCCCCGCCTGTCAATCCCCTCACCTCTACTTTCGGGCTCAACACAACCAGTAAGGCAGCGTTCAATCCTCTTGCAGCTGGACCCACAACCCTGGGCTCGTTCAATCAATCAGTATTGAATGCTGCCAAGCCGCAATACCTACCGCAACTCCAAGACATACAGGGTCAGACAGCTGCTGAGAACACAGCGAACGCTCAGCGCAGAAGCGCTATCGGGTCTATCTATAACCAGTACCAGCAACAGGCTAAGACGGCGTTCGGTCAGGTTCAAAAGTCGCTCAATGACATCATTGCCCAGAACAACGCGGGGCCAGGACAAGCTAACCTAGGCGCTGCACTTCAATCTGCTCAGGGCGGCCCTAACTCGCTCGCTCAGATGATGGGCATCACGGCTCCCGAGGGCGCAGCTGAAACGTTGCCTTACACGGGCGCGGCGCAGGCAGCTACTACTGCTACTCAGGACGAGCTCAACAATCTCGCCAGTAGCTATCTAGCTGTCCCGTCAGAGCAATTGGGCAATGTGCCCCTCGAGCGCGCGACTGAGCTCAATACAGAGAGTCTTCGTCACCAAGCAGCAGCTCAGGGGCTACGCACCCAGCAACAAGCCCTGGTCGATCAGATTCCCGGCATCATCGAGAAGGCAAGGGAGCAAATGGTATCTGACCTACAAAGCTCTCAGTCGCTCACATTCCAAGAGCAACTCGCCAAGCAGCAGTTCGGTCTTCAGTCACAGGCGCAGGCGTTCAATCAGACTCAGACGGCGAAGCAGTTCGCTGAGACTCAGAAGAATGACGCTGCTAACAGGGCGGCACAAGCAGCGACTACTGCTCAGAACGCCCAGACGATTGCTAACCAACAGCAGCAGATATCGTCTAATGCTGCTGACGCAACTGCTAAGGCTCAGGGTCAGGCTCAAGCGAACGCAATCAAGTACATCCAGAGTGTCCTGACGCCGACTAAAGACCAACTCACGACGAAGACTGTGAAGAACCCCGTCACGGGCATCACTACCAAGCAACAGGTCATTGATCCTACTACATGGCATCCTGACCTCGGCTCCGCACTGCGCGGCATGATGACGCTGTATGGCCTCAATCAGGATGAGGCCCTGAAGTTGATTGCAGCCGTAGGCGGTGGTACCTTCGTCTCCGGTGGCGGCGGTCAGACTAT